GCTTACTCTCAAGATCCTAGCTCAGTTAAAAGAAGAACTGAATACGCTAGCAAGCTTCAAGAGGATATGGTGGCTAAAGAATACTTAGACAACTTAAAGCAAACGTTAGGTATTGATTTACATCAATCACCAAGTGGAGTTACGGTTCCAGAATCTAAAGAAGAGCTAGAATTGCATATGCAACTTAGCTACAAGCAGTCAATTGAAATAGCAGAAGAAGAAGCTATATCAACTGTGTTTGCTCAAAATAAATACGATCTTGTAAGACGTAGGTTAAATATGGATCTTACAACAATCGGTATTGCAGCTGGTAAAACCAATTTTAATACAGCTGAAGGTATTAAGATTGATTACGTAGATCCAGCTTATATGGTTCACTCATACACAGAAGATCCAAACTTCGAAGATATATACTACGTAGGCGAAGTAAAGTCTATAACAATACCAGAGCTTAAAAAAGAGTTTCCTGGTATATCAGAAGAAGAGTTAAAGAGAATACAAGAAACACCTGGTAACAGACAATACATAACTGGTTGGGGTAATTACGACGAAAACACTGTGCAGGTTATGTACTTTGAATACAAGACTTACCATAATCAAGTTTTTAAAATAAAACAAACAGATTCAGGATTATTAAAAGCTCTTGAAAAGCCAGACACTTTTGATCCGCCTGAAAATGATAACTTTGAAAGAGTATCTAGGTCAATAGAGGTCTTATACACCGGAGCTAAAGTTTTAGGAACTAATACTATATTAGACTGGAATCTAGCAGAGAACATGTCTAGACCAATGGCAGACACAACTAAGGTTGAAATGAACTACACAATATGTGCTCCTAGAATGTATAAGGGACGCATAGAATCTGTTGTAAGTAAATGTATTGGATTTGCAGATATGATTCAGTTAACGCATCTTAAATTGCAACAGGTAATGTCTAGAATGGTACCAGACGGTGTTTACTTAGATATGGACGGCTTAGCTGAGGTTGATCTTGGTAATGGAACTAATTACAATCCTGCGGAAGCATTAAATATGTACTTCCAAACTGGTTCTATTGTAGGTAGATCAATGACGCAAGACGGTGATATGAATCCAGGTAAAGTGCCTATTCAAGAACTTAACAGCTCTAGCGGACTTGGTAAAATACAAGCACTCATACAAACGTATCAATATTATTTACAAATGATACGAGATGTGACCGGGTTAAATGAAGCCAGAGATGGAAGCACGCAAGATAAGAACTCATTAGTAGGTCTTCAAAAGATGGCAGCTAACGCGTCTAATGTAGCAACTAGACATATCAAACAAGCTAGTTTATACCTTACGTTAAAGCTAGCAGAGAATGTGTCTCTTAAAATAGCAGATGCTTTGTATTTTCCATTAACAGCTGAATCACTTAAAAACTCTATATCAACTTTTAATGTTGAAACATTACAACAGGTTGTTGATTTAAACTTGTATGACTTTGGTATATTCTTAGAATTAGAACCAGACGACGAAGAGCAAGCTAAACTAGAACAAAATATTCAAGTTGCATTAGGCCAAGGAGGTATTGACTTAGAAGATGCTATTGATTTAAGACAAATTAAAAATCTTAAACTAGCTAATCAAATGCTTAAGGTGAAACGTAAGCAAAAAGCTATTCAAGATCAAGCTAATCAACAAGCTAATATACAAGCGCAAGCTGCTGCTCAAGCGGAAACCGCAGAGAAAACAGCTATGGCTGAAGTTCAAAAACAAGAAGCTATATCAGGGTCTAAAGTTCAGTACGAGCAAGCTAGATCTCAGATGGAAATAAACAAAATGCAAATAGCAGCTGATTTAGAAAAAATTAAAATGCAGCAAAAGTTTGAATATGATATGCAGCTTAAGCAAATCGAAGTTCAGGCAATGCAACAAAAAGAAGCAGCTATAGAAGATAGAAAAGATAAACGTAGCAAAATGGAAGCTACACAACAAAGTGAAATGATAAGCCAACGTCAAAACGATAGCTTACCTAAAGACTTTGAAAACGAACCCGATATGGGTATGCAAGCTTTCATGTAGAAAGCAAACAATTATTTAATTATATTATATTATGTCAGAAGTGAAACAAGAGGGCGACTTCAAGATGAAGGCTAAGCCAAAAAAACCTAAAAATTTAGGTAAGAAAAACGAAATTACAAAGGTTGAATTAAAAGAACCTGTAAAAAAAGTTCAAGAGGAAGTTACCAAGGTGGTAATACCTAAAGAAGAAACAAAAACAGAAGATGCCATTCAAGTCGGAGAAACAACGAAGGTTCTTGTGGAAGAACCATCCGGAGATAGCATTAAGGTGGGAGAACAAGTACAAGAGCCCGTCGAAGATGTTAAAGAGTTTACACCAATCAAAGAAGTTGAAGTAGCTAAAGTGGAAGCTGAAGTTAAAGAGGCTTTAAGAGATGAAAAAGTACTGGGCAGGCAATTACCCGAGAACATCGAAAAGCTAGTTAGCTTCATGGAAGAAACTGGTGGAACTATTGAAGACTACACTAGACTAAATGCTGATTACTCTAGCATTAATGAAACAACATTATTAAAAGAGTATTATAAAAAAAATAAACCTTATTTAGACGAGTCAGACGTAGAGCTTCTATTAGAAGACTTTTCTTACGATGAAGAACTAGACGAGGATATAGATATACGCAAAAAGAAACTTGCGTTTAAAGAAGAAGTTGCAAAAGCCAAAGGCTTTTTAGAAGAGACTAAGAGTAAATATTACGACGAGATCAAGTTGAGACCGGGCGTTACTCAGGATCAGCAAAAAGCAATGGACTTTTTCAACCGATACAACAAGCAGCAGGAAGTAGCTGAGCAACAACACTCTGTGTTTAAAGAAAGTACTAAACAACTTTTCAACGATGGTTTCGAAGGTTTCGATATCAAAGTCGGTGATAAGAACTACAAGTACAATATTCAAAATAGAGATAAAGTTGCAGAAAACCAATCAAACATTAATAACCTTGTCGGGAAGTTCCTAGACTCAGATGGTAATGTTAATGATGCGAAAGGTTATCATAAAGCTATGTATGCCGCTGACAACGTAGACAAGATTGCCTCTCATTTTTATGAGCAAGGAAAAGCTGACGCAGTAAAGGAAGTTTTAAACAAATCAAAAAATCTAAGTGATACCAAAGCTAGGTCCACTCAAGGTGATGTGTTTGTAAACGGATTTAAAGTTAAAGCCGTAACCGGTCTTGATTCTACAAAATTAAGAATTAAAACAAAAAAATTTAACTAAAAAACTTAAAACATGGCTTTAACACCAGCATTCGGTTCAATTAAACCGAGTCAAAAACAACAATTATTAAGTGATAACTATTTATCATTTAACGGAGGAAATGGCGACGGCGACTCTGACACTTTCGCACAACAGTACTTACCTGAGATCTACGAACAAGAAGTAGAGCGTTACGGAAACAGAACTTTATCTGGATTCTTACGTATGGTTGGAGCTGAAATGCCAATGAGTTCTGATCAAGTAATCTGGTCTGAGCAAAATAGACTACACGTAGCGTATAACGACGTTATCGTTGAATCAGGAGATTTAGCAGGTAATGAATTACAATTTACAGTAGGTGGAACTGGAGATGCTTTCGTGGAAAACGTAATTTCTAAAGACCAAACTATTGTAATTTTAGACACAAATAACTCTTTTGAGTTAAAAGCTTTAGTAACTTTATCTAGCCAAGCAGGAACTACTGCTACTATTCGAGTAGCTCCTTACGCTCAAGCTGATTTAACAGGTCTTTCTACTACAGGATTAAAAATATTTGTATACGGTTCTGAATATGGAAAAGGTTCATTTATCATTAATTCTACTGGAGAAGGCGATACTACTGGGTACAAAACAATTACACCATCTTTTACACAGTACTCTAACTCACCTGTTATCATCAGAAACAAATACGTTGTAAACGGATCTGATATGGCACAAATTGGATGGGTTGAAGTTGCTACTGAAGACGGAACATCTGGATATTTATGGTATTTAAAAGCTGAATCTGAAACTCGTTTACGTTTTGAAGATTACTTAGAAATGTCTGTAGTTGAAGGTGAGCTTGCTGCTACTGGATCTGCGGCTGCAACAGCTGGAGCTAAAGGTACTCAAGGTTTATTTGCTGCTGTAAAAGACAGAGGAAATATAAACGCAGGATTTACTGCTGCTTCAGGTCTTACTGCTTTTGATGCTATTTTGAAAAACCTAGATACTCAAGGTGCTATTGAAGAAAACATGCTTTTCTTAAATCGCCAAACATCTTTAGATTTCGATGATATGCTAGCTGAGCTTTCTTCTGGAGCACAAGGTGGAACTGGTTTCGGGTTATTTGAAAACTCAGAAGAAATGGCTTTGAACTTAGGATTTAGCGGTTTCCGTAGAGGATCTTATGACTTTTACAAGACTGACTGGAAATACTTAAACGATGCTTCAACACGTGGTGGATTTGCTACTACTGCTGCAGCTATTGAAGGAGTATTGGTACCAGCTGGAACTTCTACTGTCTACGATCAAATCTTAGGAACTAACATCCGTCGACCATTCTTACACGTACGATACAGAGCTTCACAAGCTGATGATCGTCGTATGAAGTCTTGGTTAACTGGTTCTGCTGGAGGCGCTTACACATCTGATTTAGATGCTATGGAAGTGAACTTCTTGTCAGAAAGATGTTTATGTGTTCAAGCAGCTAACAATTTCGTATTGTTTACTGGAGCATAATATCACAACAATAATAATCCCTGCCTTCGGGCGGGGGTTTTTTATATGACATTAGCCCCTTACTATTTATATACTATGGCTATTGTCACAATTTTAAACTATTTAATTATATTATATCATGGCTAAAAAAGCTACAAAAGCAGAAGAAACTATTGAGGTTGCAACTCAAGAGGTAGCAGTTAAAACTGCACCAATTAAAAAAGAGCCAGCTAAACCAAGCTGGGAGATTAAGGATAGAAACTATTTTTTAAAAGGTAATAAATCACCTTTAACTTTTACTATACCTTCAAGACATACAATGAAACATTCATTGTTATACTTTGATGAAGAGCAAGGGGCTCAAAGAGAGCTTAGATATGCTACTAATCAAAAATCACCATTCGTAGACGAACAAAAAGGACAAGCTACAATGGGTCATATCACTTTTAGAAATGGGACATTACATGTTCCAAAAGAACAACAAAATTTACAAAAAATACTATCTCTGTACCATCCACTTCGTAAAAGCATTTATTCAGAGTTTAACGCTATTGAAGAGGCTGGAGATGATTTAGAAATACTAGATCTTCAGATAGACGCTTTAAATGCTGCTCGTAGTATGGATATAGATCAAGCAGAGGCAATATTAAGAGTTGAACTTGGGTCTAAAGTTGCTAGCATGAGTTCAAAAGAACTTAGAAGAGATTTACTTTTATTTGCTAGAAGTAATCCAGGTTTGTTTATAAACTTAGCTAATGACGAAAACGTAGTATTAAGAAACTTTGGTATCAGGGCTTCAGAAGTAGGTATAATCAAATTATCTCAAGATCAAAGAACCTTTACGTGGGGATCAAACGGTAGAAAATTAATGAATGTGCCTTTTGACGAAAATCCTTATTCAGCTTTCGCGGCTTTCTTAAAAACCGATGAAGGTGTAGAAATCTATAAGTCTATAGATAAAAAACTATAAAAACAAGTAATACTATAGTAGCTAGGTCACTTTCAAAGTGGCCTAATTACTATAATTAAAAAAATAACAAATGGCGGTAAGCGTAGACAAAGTATATAAAACAGTCTTGTTCATACTAAATAAAGAGCAAAGAGGTTATGTAACACCTGCTGAGTTTAACAGTATTGCAGAGCAAGTTCAATTTCAAATATTTGAATCTTACTTTCCGGACGGTAATCAGCAATTCCGCAAAAACCAAACTAACTCTCAAAATGACACTGAGTTTTTTGATATGTTTAAAGATATTTCATATAAACTACATCCTTTTGAAGAGGAAGTACCTTTCACATATAGCGCGGTTACAGGTGGTTTTTCACAAACAACTCCTGCAACTGATGTATTGTATAAAATAGGGGAAGTTGTATCTAACTACACTAGCGTTAATCCTAGCTTAGCTTCTATAACACAGCTGGTTAGTAAGTCAGATTTTAATAAAATTTCAAGATCAAAACTTACAGCTCCAGATAATAAAAACCCTTTATTCTTCACTACAAACACGGCGGGTAGCTTATTATTAAAAGTAACCCCAACCCCAAACACTGTAACAGTAAATGCACTAGTAACTCCTACGCCTCCTAACTGGGGTTTTACAGTCGGAGGATTAGGTCAATATGTTTACAATCCAAATGGATCTACTGACTTTCAACTAGACGGGTCAGAGCAAACTCTATTAATACTAGATATATTAAAGTATTTTGGAATAGTTATAAACGATCCAACAATAATTCAAGCAGCTTCACAAGAAGCTCAACAAATGGAAATTAACGAAAAAAGCTAATAAATGAGTTTAATAACTGAAACAAATCAACAATATTATCAAGGAGCTCAAGGCTTTAGAGGTGATAATGCTACAGTAGCTTTTAAAACTACATTTGATACAAGCTTAATCTTAGGTAGCTTCGATCCTAATAATATTAACTACGCTTTAAATAACTTTAAACTATACACTAGTTCAACTGGATTACCAGGTTCTTACTCAGAGTATATAACGGAGTTTTCTGTTGTAGACAATGCAATAACTTTTTTAGCAGCTCCAGCAACTGGTTTGTATATAGTTGTTCAATTAAAGAAACTAGATGGTGGGTTATATGGCAGTACAGAAGGTGAAAAAGCCTATGGACAGGTAGTTGAAGATAATTACGGAGGTTATTCATATATAACTCTACACGACGCTATAGACAACTTTATGGTTGGTTATGTAGGTGAAGGCAAGTTAATTCAAAAAGCTAAGAAATCAGATATATTGTTCTTCGCTAAAAGAGGTTTACAAGAGTTTAGCTATGATACATTGAAGAGTATTAAATCAGCTGAACTAACTATACCAGTAAGCTTGACACTAGCTCTACCGCAAGATTACGTAAACTATGTTAAATGCTCTTGGGTAGATCAATCAGGTGTTTTACATCCTATATATCCAACAAACAACTTAACCACAAGCCCTTACTATACTCAAATACAAGACTCTAAAGGAATTCCAACTCAAGATAACTTTGGATCAGATATAGAAGGTACATCGATCACTCAAGAAAGATGGCACAGTAATAATAGAGGTAACTTATTAAACAGTGATTTATCAGGTATAAGTGATTTCTCTTTAAATTGGAATCAAAACGGTGAGTGGATTAATTACCAAAACTTTGGCCAACTATATGGTATAGATCCTCAGTACGCTAATATGAACGGTTATTTTAATCTAAACGAACGAGAAGGCAAAATGTCTTTTTCTAGTCATCTAGTTAATCGTCTAATCGTGCTAGAGTACATCTCTGACGGCTTAGCGTATGACACAGATACTAGAATACCTAAAATGGCAGAAGAGGCTTTATACGCGCACATATTACATGCGGTTATATCTACACGTGCTAATCAACCGGAGTACGTAGTTCAAAGACTTAGAAGAGAAAGATCTGCTAAATTAAGAAACACGAAAATAAGATTATCTAATATAAAGACTGATGAGATTACTCAAGTAATGAGAGGTAAGTCTAAATGGATTAAACACTAAAATTAAATGGCTAAAGTAAAAAATAGTTTCTTAAAGTCGAAGATGAATAAAGATCTCGACAATAGATTAATACCTAATGGAGAATATAGAAATGGTGTCAACATAACTGTCAATAATTCAGACGGTGAAGATGTTGGTACTGCTCAAACTGTTAGAGGTAATTTAGAGGTTATAGACTTTAACACTATTACAGGTCAAACAGGTCTTCAAGTTGTAGGTGTATTTGATGATGAGTTTTCTAATACTGTTTTTGCTTTTTTAGCTAACAATATAGGTTCAGACTATGAAGAGCTTAGCTATAGTGCTATTGTATCATGGAATGTGAATGAAGCTACAACCAGTGCTAAGATAATAGTTGAAGGCAATTGGTTAAACTTTTCAACACTAAGCCCTGTGGTAGCAAATCTTCTTGAAGATTTATTATTTTTCACAGACAACAGAAACCAGCCTAGGAAAGTAAATATAAACTACCAAGCAGGTTATTACACAACTGAAGATCAAATATCAGTTGCTAAATACTATCCATATCAAGCAATAGAGTTCTACCAAGGTAGTCAAGTATCTGGGGCGCAAGTCTTGAGTACTACTGCCGCCGCAGCTGCGACTAATTCAACTACAGTAGTGTGTAATAGCGTAAGTGATTTGTCTGTTGGAGACGTTTTAATAAGCGGTGGAACTGGAGTTCCTTACAACACTTTTATTGTAGATATAAACGCTTCAACAATAACGTTGAGTCAAAGTGTAACTGTTGCTATATTACAAGCTCTTATTTTTTCTTCTCCTGAAACATCTATGAGAGATGCTATATCAGAATACCTACCACCAACGAGCGAAGGTGTTGTTAATTTTATAGATACTTCTGTACTTTTTTCTTTAACTGATTACAAAGGATATGTGACCGTTGTTGGAAACGCCCCTGATGCTATAGGTTTTAATGTATACATAAGAAATGCTTCTGGAAACTTTGTAGATACTGGAGCTAAGGTAATCACTATAGACAAGGACACAAGTAACGCAGGTGTAAAAATCGAAACAGACATTGCTTCTGGAGTTGTACTTACCGACGACGTTCTTTTGGCTATACCAAACCCATACTATGACTCTAACTTTGCTGAAACTGCTAACGTTGATTACTTAGAAGATAAGTTTGTAAGATTTTCTTATAGATTCCTATTTGACGACGGAGAGTACTCTTTAATAGCTCCATTTACTCAACCTTGTTTTATACCAAAGCAAGATGGTTATTTTTTAACGCCTTTTAGTTTGTCGTCAAACGAAGTAGAGATAAGCGACGAAAAGAAAGCTTATCAAAGTACGGAGGTTGCTTTTATGGAGAATAAAGTTAACCAAATAAACCTAAATGTTCCACTTCCTTACACTCAAGGAACAATTCAAAGTAGTCTTAAGATTAAAGAAATAGACATACTTTATAAAGAGTCTAATGCAATAGCTATAAAAGTTGTAGACTCTATACCAGTTGAAGGAAACTTTTCTGGTGATGATTTTTATTTCCAATATGAATATGGATCTAAATCTCCTTATAAAACTTTGCCAGAAAGCGAAAATACTAGAGTATACGATAAGGTACCAGTAAGAGCTCAATCGCAAGAAATAATAAGCAATAGAGTTGTTTACGCTAATTATCAAGACAAACATACACCGCCTAATTTTTTAGATTACAACATTGCTGCAACTGAAAAATTTAACTTTGGAACAAGTATAACTGGCAGAGGCACTAGTAAGATAGAATACCCAAACGCTACACTAAAGCAAAACAGGAATTACGAAGTAGGTATTGTTTTAGCTGATAGATTTGGAAGACAATCTACAGTTATATTATCAGAGTCTGAACTTAATAACTTACCATCTTATCTAGCGTCGACTATTTATAGTAAATTTAGAGATGCATCAGATCAACTTGTTAATCCAGAAGGATTTGATGGTGATTCTTTAAAAGTAACTTTCAATAATTTAATACCATCTAATTACTTAGGTAGTCCAGGTCTTTATAATGGAACTCAAACCTCTCCTGATTACAATCCTCTAGGTTGGCACTCGTTTAAAGTGGTTGTTAAGCAAACACAGCAAGATTATTATAATGCTTACGTTGCTCCAATAATGAAAGCTTACCCAGACAACTCTGAAAAAGAAGTATTCGAAACATCACACATATCTTTGTTTGGTGATAATATAAATAAAGTACCTAGAGATTTAAGTGAGCTTGGGCCTACTCAAAAGCAATTTAGAAGTAGCGTAAAGCTTTGGCCTAGAGTAACCTGTGACACAACAAACGCAAATACTTTTTTTAATAATTTACAGTTTTTTCCAGAAAGAATAGGAGATATAGCGTCTGCTATTGGAACTGTAGACGATCTTTTTGATTTACCTTCAGATCCCGGATCTTACCTTGGAACGCTAAATGTTTTAGACGTTGCCTCTAATACATTCAACACAATAAGATTACAGCCAATAAATACATATCCAACAGGAGATCAAGCTGCTATAACGGCTTTACTGCAGGGTTTAAAAGTTGGCGACGAAATAAGAGGTATAAACTACGGTACAAAAGACACTAATATCACTAGTATAGAAAGCGATTTAACGCCACCAATTTCTCCTACTGCAGTAATTGAAATTACCTTATCAAATGGTCCTCAAGGAACTGTTGGTGGTAACAGTATTAACATACATAGATTCGGTGGAAGAGTATACTTTTACAACCAACAATCAGATCCGCTAATAGCTAAAGTAAGTACCTCAAAACAAGCGGGTGTTTTAATTCCTGAAAGTTACCCAGATCAAGGAGGCGCTTTAAACATATATGAAGTAGAAGCTCAAGAATCTTTGCTAGATATATTTTGGGAGACTTCAACAGCTGGTCTTATCAGTGAATTAAATACAGCTATAGCCGCAGGTCCTGGAGCTTTAATATATGAAGGTGTAGATGGTTGGACTCCACAACTTACAGAAAACACAAACACATCAGATCCTCTTTTAGGCGTTGTAGTTGCCGGGTTTAGACCTGAAATGTCAGATGGGACTTCAATAACCCCAGCTAACCTAACAACAGCTACTATACTAAGCGTTTATGAGAGAGGTAATCCAGCTAACACAACTAATCGAGCGGGTAATTCTTATATGTCAAGATTTAATATTGTTGATTTAGGAAATGGAAGTTTTAATCTAGTAGTTATAGATGATAGCGAACTAGTGTTTGACACGGGCAATAATGATCTTACTTTTCAAATAGAGTTTTATCACCCAAGCGCTGTATCTTCTTTAACTGAATTGCTAAATGTAGATCTTGTTAATGTAGATCCTCTTATAGATAACGGAGATCCCTGCCCTGTTATCCCAACAATCGATTCAAAAACTAATATTATATACGATTTTACAGGTGAAAACGGTAGTTTTACAAACAGCTTAGATAAACTAGATCTTACTTGGAGCTTAACGGGTACTACTGACACTTTAAAGTTTGAGATTGGAAACGTAATTAGTTCAAATCCTCTATTAAATACTTGGGGACAACTTAGAGCTACAAGTTTGGAAACTGATGCGGGTACATATCCTATACAGGTTACTTTAACCGATGGTGGAGGTGCTACTGATGTTTGCGATTTAAGCGTTACTTATTCTTACGATACAACGGTTGTTTTTACCAATAGTATAAACTCTTTGTTATTATCAAACCAGTCAGGGCCTGGAGCGGGAGGAGGTAATAAGTCAGTTGAGTATCCAACGCCTCCAGCTACAGCTACGATGACTATAACTAACGCAGATCCTATCACTGGAGTTGACGTCTCTCTTAGAGGCGACTCAACGGGTGGTGATGGCACTAATTTTCAGATTTTTTATACTTTAGATATTACCCCAGTATCAGGGGGTCAAATGATTGCATTGCAAGCAGGTACAATAGGAGGGAATGACACAGACACCTCATCATCAACCACTTTGTACAATGGAGTTTATAACATTGAATTAGGAGTATCTTGTTTTAATCTTCCATCAACTCCACTAACTCAAGGTACAGCTACAATATTAACCAGTTTTTAACTGTAGTAATTAAATAATAAATTAAGTGATAATATAAGAAATGGCAGCAACAATAGAAGTTAAATACTTTAATAGCTTCTTGCTTAAAAACCAAGAAAGATCAACAGTGCTAGGAATTCTAGGAGGAAAAGTTTGGAATGGCTCTTTTGGAATACCTCAAGCTATTGGTGGTTTCCAGCAACAGGTTACAGAAGACCCAAGCGTTTGGTATATAGAAGAAAGCAGAATAAGAGCAGGCTATAATAATACGTCAACAGACTACGGCGCTAGAGCTTACATAGTTGAAGATGAACCTAAGTCTTCTATAAAATTTAACGGATTGATATACTCTGGTATATTCAACTCTAGAACAGCTATAAACCAAACCAACGTCTTTAGTGTTGCTGATGAAATAACTAAAAGCGTTGATCCTGCTAATGGATCAATACAATTACTTTATGCTGAAGACAGTAATCTTATTGTTTTTCAAGAAGGTAAAGTGTCAAGAGCATTGATAGATAAGGATGCAATATATTCAGCTGAAGGTGGTGGAGCAGTAACTAATTCAAACTTAGTTATTGGAACCATACAGCCTTATGGAGGTGAGCATGGAATAGGTACTCACCCAGAAAGTTTTGCTATATACGGTTTTCATAAATACTTTGTAGATCCAGTTCATAACGTTGTGATGCGCTTAGGCGGTAACGGAAGTTTAATTCAAATATCAGATGCTGGAATGAAAGCGTTTTTTAGAGATACTATATCTTCTGTAGATTCACCTGTTTTTGGAAAAGGAAAAATGATTGGTGGATGGGACATATATTCGAAAGAGTACGTTTTATCACTACAACCTTCTGATCCAAATATTTCATATAAAACATTAACGTTTGACGAGCAGGTTAAAGGATGGGTTAGTTTTTACACCTATGAACCAAGTCAAGTATTTAGCGTAGCTAATAATTACTACACAGCTAAAGGTAGCAAGCTCTACAAACAGCACGAGCAAAGCGTTGATTATAATTTATTTTACGGAGTTGCTTACAGTTCTTCTATATCTTTTGTATTTAATCCTCAGGTTAGTAATGAAAAAATCTTTAGTACTATAAGTTACGAAGGAACTAGCGGTTGGGAAGTTAATTCTATAGTTTCAGACGCCACTGGTTTTATACCTGGTTACACTGGTCCTTTTCCAGGTGAAACTGGTTTTGCTTTTGATACATCTAACTCAATATATAGTTACGTTCAAGGAGCTTACGACAATTTTGGTAATGAGTACCCAGCAGTTTTAACTCCTCCTATAAGTAGAGCGGGGTTTGATAGAAAAGAAAATAAATATGTAGCCAACATAGTTAACTCATCTCAAGCTTTTGACGGTGAAATTATTTTTGGTGATAAAATGTCTGGTTTAAAAGGTTTCTACACTAACGTAACAATTTCAACAGACACTGTTACAAATTTAGGTGGATATAAAGAGATATTTGCAGTATCTTCTAATTACACTTTTTCAAACGGATATTAAATGAATTATAAAATTAAAAATATAAAGATATGGGACCAGGAGCAGTTATAGGGCTGGGATCTTCGTTAATCGGTGGATTAATTGGAGCTAGTTCAGCTAAAAAAGCGGCAGCAAGAGCAGCGGCCGAAAAATTGCGTTTACAAAAAAAACTAAGTCATTTAGAAAACCATAGACAAGAAGTTATAAATCCTTATGAAGGCGTTAAAAGCTTAGCGGGTTTTGCTGAAGACTTATCTAGCACAATGTCAAATCCATTTGCTAACTTAGGCGTAGCTACTCAAGCGGCTGAGATACAGATGGAAGAAAGTGACTTAGCTTTAGCGGCTACTTTAGACACTATGAGAGCTACTGGCGCTGGTGCTGGTGGCGCAACCGCTTTAGCCAACGCTGCGTTAAGAAGTAAAAAAGGTGTTGCAGCTAATATAGAGCAGCAAGAAAAATCTAACGAAGATAAAAGAGCCCAAGGTCAAATGCAATTAGAGCAGCAGAAGCTAGCAGAAGGAAGAAGAATGCAAGGTGTTATGATGTCTGAAGGTGCTAGAGAGCAAGCGGCACAAGCTGCTGGAAAACAGTTTCAGTTTGGAGCTAGAGAAACTAGAGAACAAGGCGCTATTGATCGAACTTACGCAGAAATGATGGGTGCTGAACAAGACAGAGCTCAAGCAAAAGCGGATCAAACAGGTGCTATAACAGGTATGTTTGGATCAATGGCTTCGATTGGTGGAGGAATGTTAGGATAATTAAAAAAACAAAATGGAAAACAACTTAAATAAAAACCTTTTTTTACAGCAGTTCAACGAAAGTGATGCTATAGCTTATAGTCAAGGTTTTACATCAAGCACTAGTGATTATAATTTTCAGCTGTTAGACAACGCTTATAGAAACACTGGTAGAATTTACGCTAAACTAAAACTAGCGATAGACTCTAATAGATGTCAAGATGAAACTTGCGCTCTTGAATTAGCTGAGATCAAGCACCTGCAGGAAGCACCACAAGTTTCTTTGGATTTCTTATCATCACTTTTAGCTGAGCTAAGCGTTACAGATGATCCAAACTTCGATCCTAATAATAATTTTAAGTACACAGCTGCAAACAGTATAATGACAGCTAAACCAGGCTTCTCTAAGTCTGACGGTTATAATGCTTATTTAGATTTACTACCAAACGGAGCTCAGCAAATTGTTTTTATTGGACCTGCTTTTGAAGAGCCGTTAGTTATAAACAATACAGCTTTAAACGCTTTAACAGGGTCTAACACTTCGCTTGTAGCACCTACGCCAGATATTAATAAAGACATGCTAAGACTATTAACTGAAGTCGGTGTATTTTCTCCTGATATGGTTGGTGAAAATGGGGAGCTTTCAGCTGGAGCTAAAATAACTCAAGAGTATGTGATTATAAATCCTGATGGAACTCCTGATTATGAGATCGTAGACATCGGAAATGGAAAAGGTAGGAATATGCTTAAATACGATTTAGATAAAATCGAAAAGAAAGTAAGTCCTTTTGTAAACGCCGAGGTTGCTGGTTTACTGAGCTCTGAGCAAGACGCGGTTGCAGCTTGGAACGTTTATATATCTAAAGGCACAAGTGTTGAAGAGGACGATCAGATGGCTCAGAACGCTAACGCAGGAGATAGCTCTTGGAGTTACGCAGAAGACTTGCCACTTATGCAAGATAAAAAAGTTTTATTTGAAAAGAAATATAAAGAATACTTTATGAATAATTATCTGAAACAATTTACTACGAACCAATTACCTACGGTTCAGGCAGACGCTGCGGTGTTTGATTTAGCTGAAGCTAAAAAGGCTAAGGCTCAAAAGTTTATTGACGATAATAACCTATAAATTTAATTAAATGACATTACTAGAATACATAACTTCTTTGCAAGACACTGGGTTATCTCAAGAAGAAATATTCGCTAAAGCTCAAGAGTTTAAAGGTAGAACAAAAACTAAAGAAGTAGAGGTTAATGAAACACCTGTTGAAGAAGTAAAGACAAACGATGTTGTGGGCAAAAAGGATGCAACTATAACATCGAGCCTAAACGCATCCAAAGCGGTAGAAAAAATAACTGGTCAATCAAAATTTGGAACTGGACCATCTCCATCGCCAGATCCTAATCAAAGTTTTGGTTTAGTTGGTAAAACAGCTAAGCAAGTAAGCGGTGTTACGCCTATTTTTGAAGGAGTTGACTTAAATCCTGGCGAAACTAAAACAGCTAATAAGTTTGATTTTAAATATGAGATAAGTGAAGATAAGCAACCTATTTTTTACACTAAGCCAGAAGGTAAAGAAGATTGGATTGATGTTACTGCTAACAAAGCTAAAAACCCAGGGGCTGAGCTAGGTGTTGCTGAAGAGCTAGGTTTTGATGTTGGTGATTTCAATAGAGACAAAGCTCTAAAACAAATAGATGTTTCAAGTGATTTTGAAGTTGGTGACTACTTGAATGTTACTGAGGACCAGATTAACAACGTTTCTACGTTTAATCCAGACGACATTAAAGGCGAAACAAAAAATGGTGATTTTTTAAATACAAAAGAATTGTTTTTTAAAAATAGAGCTCAGTCTAGATTTACTCCAGACGACGAATTCGTTGACGACAGCTTTGAAGATAAAGCTATAAAAAAACACCAAAAACGAACCCTAAATTCAAAACTAACAGACTATATAGTTACTGAAGATTTAAACAAAAGTAAGCGATACGTTGAGTTTAAAGATCAACCTTACACTGGTAAATATAAAGAGGATTTTAGGGAAGATGCTGCTATTTCCAAAGTAAATTATGATTATAAGTCAGATTTATTAAAAAGCATCAACGGCTTTGATTATGACGATTTCCTAGGCTACATGAATTCTAAAGGTTATAGTAACGATTATTTAGATGCTATTGAGAACCCAAACCAAGGATATGGTATAGTGCAAACCTCTATTAGACAGAATATTGATTCTGAAGAAAACCCTGACACAGCAAAGTCTTTGCAGGGTGAGTTGAAAAACTCTATTATTAACCAACAGAGATCACAAGAAAGGTATCTAGACTTATACATTGAAGAGCAAGAAGCTGATTATTTAAAAAAGCTATATTCTAGTTACATCAAGAAAAACCCTGAAGAGTTTAAAGATGTAGAAAGCGTAGACAAGGCTTTATTGAAAGCTAAAAATTACTTTGACAACAAATATGGTAAAAATAGTTATGGCTTGTATAACTACAACAGTATAAAAGAGTATAAGGATTTAGCTTTTCCAGAGTTATCTATATCTAAAATTCAAGATCAAGCGGAAAGAGACCAAACTATAAACAAAATAAAATCACAAGAAAACTTAAACGGAGACTTGTATTTAGCTGCTAAGAAAGCATCAAGAGGATATATGAGTGGAGCTGAGGAAATAGCTTTTGGTATTAAAGACCTATTAGGTATAGACAACACTTACGGAAGAAGTGTAAAGCAAGAAAGAGACATATCTAGAGAGACTGAAGATGTTAGGTATCAGTTTGTAACAGGAAAAGAAGCGGAGGTAGATGGTATTACATATATAAAAGACGAAGCTGGAGCTATTTACGATGTTACAAATAAAGTAATACTAGGTACCGTTAGTGAAGATGAGTTTGAAAAAATAAACAAATCTTTAGATGAAAGTGAAAAAACAGGATCTTCTTTTAGCGGTATGGGATCTCTTCAAGAGTTCGCGGGTGTTTCAGGTAGAATGGCTTATGATGTAATAGGCACTTCTTTAACAGGCGGTGCTTCTAAAGCTTTAGGTATCACAAAACTAGCTTCTGCAATAAGAATACCAGCAGCATCAGTTGGAGCAATGGGTTACTACGGTGCTAGCGGTTATTTTGGAACAAAGCAAAACACTTACGATCAATTTATAGAGGCTGGTATAAATTCCAGTGATGCTGACGAAATGTCAGATTTAGCTGCAAGATATGGAGCTGCTATATATTCTATAACAAGCGTTTTGTCCCCAAATAGTAAATACGTGGATAACTTAAATAAAA